ATATTTCTGACGAATCGGTAATGGATGTTGAGAAAAGAAAATTTTACATGCAAAGTTACAATTTTACTCTAATGGGATTTTTAATTGATGAAAATGAATTTGAGGTAAAACCTGCAGTTAGTAGGACACTTGCTCTTTTTGAGGTTGGGTCCGATTCTAAAAGAATTAAAAAACCAAGACAAATACCTGGTAATACAACAATATATAATGAATCTTTTGAATTCCCATTATCTGTAACATCACAAACTAAAACATTTGAATATACCGCTAATTTAACTTTAGAAAATTTAACAAATGTTACAAGTTATAATTTATATGTTAACAATTTATATTTTGGGACAAATGCAATTAATTCACCAACTTCAAAATTGGAGATTAATACAAATGATGTTTTAAAAATTGATATCACAAAATCAGATGTTAACAAACCTTCATCAGTAAAACTGATTACTAAGTTGGTTTAATTTTCACCATATAAATCTTTTTTTTCTTTACAGGTTTCAAGTATTAAATTCTCAATAAACTTGTGAATCTTTAATCCTTTTTTTTGACAATACTTTTTAAGTATAAGATGTGATTCTTCAGATATTTTAAGATTCTTGATTTTCATGGTAGAAAAAAGGTAGAATTAATTCATACTTCCCAGTAAATAGATTTGAAAACAAAAAAACTTTCTAATTTTCTATAATATTTATCTATAAAATAAATCGTTTAAAAAATTAATTAAATGGCAACATCAAACAAAGTATTCGTTTCTCCGGGTGTTTATACTACCGAAAGTGAACTATCATTTGTTGCTCAAAGTGTCGGTGTTACAACTCTTGGTGTAGCGGGCGAAACCCTCAAAGGACCAGCCTTTGAGCCGATATTTGTGACAAACTATGATGAGTTTACCGCTTATTTCGGGGATACTTCACCTGAAAAATTTGTGAACACACAAATTCCTAAATATGAATTAGCATATATTGCTAAAGCTTATTTACAACAATCAAATCAACTATTTGTCTCAAGAGTTTTAGGACTTTCAGGTTATGACGCTGGTCCATCTTGGTCAATTAAAACAATAGCAAATGTAGACACGTCTACCATTGGTTTATCGGGTTCTCCTACGACTTTCACATTACCATTTACTGCAACAACGGCAGGTTCATACACTTATGGAACCTCAACTGCTGGTTTCGTAGGGACACCTATGTTATCTGATTTTACTTCAAATTATACCAAATTTAATGGTAGTAGTTCGAGCATCCAATCTGACCTTAATAGTTTTATTAGGGCAATTGTTAATACAAATTCTTTGTCTGCAACAACATCTGACTTTTGGGGACCAATAACTTCGGCAGATTTTAACACAGTAACTTCAACATATTCAAATGTAACAAATTCTTTTGGATTAGATACTTTGTCTTTAAGTGCGGTTTCTTATAGTGACGCAAATAACGATGTTTGGTATTATGCAACTTTTGACCCTACAACAGGTCAAAATTACCAAGGTTATTCATTTTACACTGTAATGGGAAGTAATTTTGGAACTAATGGTAGTGGAACATTCACAGGAACTGTTTCAGGTAGTTATTATACATTTACAGGAACATCATATTCTGGTTATAATGAAATAGTAGTTGCAACTTTAAGGTCTAGAGGTATTACTGAATATACATCAACATCAAATGGACAAACTTATCAAGTAACAGGTCTTTCTGACGTATCTATGGTTTGTACTGGAGCGTATTCAGCGGTAACCAAAAATCCTTTCAGTACTTTCTTGATTTCAGGTTCACAATACAACTCAAAGGCATTTAGTTTTGAAGTTTCTATGGATAGTACCCAAGCAAACTTTATTCCTAAAGTATTAGGAACAGGTAACTTCTCAAAAGAAAGAGCGGACATCCCAATTTTTGTTGAAGAGAGTTACCCAACAACTTTAAATTGGGCATATAACAAAGGTTATATTAGAGGTTTGAGTTGTACTTTAGAAGATTTACCAAGAGCAAATACTTTATCTTCAACATCTATTGCAAACTATCTTGAAAGATATCAAACAGCTTATTCTCCTTGGGTTGTTTCTGAATTACGTGGTAATACAATCTATCAACTATTCAGATATATAACAATTTCAGACGGTGATGCTGCCAACACAGAAGTTAAAGTGTCTTTAGCAAATATGACTTTTGATAATAACACTTTCGATGTTTTGGTAAGGGACTTTAATGACACTGATTCAAATCCAGTTGTTTTAGAAAAGTATACAAATTGTTCTATGGACCCATCACAAAACAACTACGTAGCTAAGAAAATTGGTAGTCAAGACGGTCAATACGCAATTATTTCTAAAAGAATTATGATTGAGGTTAATCCTGATGCTCCAACAGACGCACTTCCTTGTGGTTTTGAAGGATATCTTGTTAGAACTTATGATAATACTCTTGTTAAACCTGAGATTATTCCAATTTATAAAACTAAGTATTTCTTCCCTGGTGAGACAATATATAATCCTCCATTTGGAACTAGTGCAGGAGCAGACAACTCAGTTTTAAGTAATGGAGAAAATATCAGAAGAGTATATCTTGGATTCTCAGATACTGTTGGTTGGGATAATGACTTCTTTGATTATAAAGGAAAACAAACTCCATCAGGATTTACTTGTTATGAGCAAACATATTCAAATTGGACAAAACTTACAAAAGGTTTTCACATGGATAGTGGAGCAACTGTTGTAAAAATTGCTTCGGCTTATTCTACAAGTGGAATGCCGGCTTTTGAAGTTGGAGCGGCTTCATTCCAATCTGACCCACTTGATTCTAATGACCCATACTACAGAACTTATTCTCGTAAGTTTACAGTATTGGCTTATGGAGGTTTTGACGGATGGGATGTATATAGAGAAAATAGAACTAACACTGATGACTATCAGTTAGGTAAATTAAAATATCTATATGGAGCACTTGCTGCTTGTCCTTCATATCCTAACGCAACAGGTTGGGGAGCATTTAGACAAATCGTAGTTGAAGATAATACTGCGGACTATGGAAATACTGACTTCTACGCATATAAGCTAGGTATTCAAACTTTCCAAAACCCAACAGTTATTAACATTAACGTTTTGGCAACTCCAGGTATTGACTCAACTAACAACTATCAACTTGTTAAAGCGGCAATTGATATGGTTGAGATTGATAGAGCTGACTCAATTTATGTTATGACAACCCCTGACTTTGACCTTTATCAACCATCAGCGTCTTTAGATAACTTAATTTATCCACAAGATGCGGTTGATGATTTGGCAACTGAAGATATCGATTCAAACTACACAGTTACTTATTACCCTTGGGTATTAACAAGAGATACTGTTACAAATACACAAATCTATATCCCACCAACTGCAGAAGTTTGTCGTAACTTAGCACTTACAGATAATATTTCATTCCCTTGGTTCGCAACCGCAGGTTACACAAGAGGTATTGTAAACTCTGTAAGAGCAAGAAAACGTCTAACACAACTTGACAGAGATACTCTTTATCAAGGTAGAATTAATCCGATTGCAACCTTCAATGATGTTGGAACAGTAATTTGGGGTAATAAAACTACACAAATTAAAGAAAGTCCTCTTGACAGAATTAACGTTAGAAGATTATTGTTACAGGCTCGTAAGTTGATTTCAGCAGTCGCAATCAGATTGTTGTTTGAACAAAACGACGCAGTTGTAAGACAACAGTTCTTGGATTCTGTAAACCCAATCTTGGATGCTATCAGAAGAGACAGGGGTATCACAGATTTCCGTGTAACCGTTTCTAGTACACCTGAGGAATTAGATTCTAACCAAATGTCAGGACGTATCTTCTTGAAGCCAACTAAAGCTCTTGAATTTATTGACATTGAGTTCGTAATCACCCCACAAGGTGCAAGTTTTGAAAACGTTTAATAAAATTAAATATAAATTTAAAAACCCTCGGAAACGGGGGTTTTTTATTTTTAATATATTTATAAAGTATGAAAGTAATTCTTGTAGAAAATTTTAAAGAAGAAACAACCCCTGATATTGAGTATTATGCATTTGATTGGGATGATAATATCATGATAATGCCAACTCAAATTATATTAATGGACGAAAACGGGGATGAGGTCGGTATGTCTACCGAAGATTTTGCTGAACATAGACACCAAATAGGTAAAGAAACTTTTGAGTATAAGGGTAAAATGATTAAAGGATTTGCACCAGACCCATTTAGGTTCTTCTCAACCAAAGGAGATAAGAGATTTATCATTGACTCAATTTTGGCTAAACCAGGCCCCGCATGGGACGATTTTGTAAAGGCAGTTAATAATGGGTCCATTTTTTCAATAGTGACCGCTAGAGGACATTCTCCATTAGTTATAAGACAAGCAATCGAAAATATGATTGAACTTAATTTTAAGGGAATTTCTAAAAAAGAACTTGTTAGAAACCTTAGAAAATTTAGGGACATAGCTGGAGAAGAAGATATGTCAGATGAACAACTTATTGAGACTTATATGGATATGAACAAATATTATCCAGTAACTTTTGGTTCAGGTTCGGCACAAAGCCCCGAAAAAGGAAAATTAGAAGCTTTAAAAGAATTTGAAAGTTATGTAAAATACATTTCAGAATATTTGCATAAACAAGGATTTCTTAAAAACAAAATTTCAAATAGATTTATTCCAAAAATATATTTTTCAGATGATGATAAGAAAAATCTAGAATTTACTCATGGAAAACTTGCAAAAAGACCAGAAAATATAATTCAATTTGTATCAACTCATGGAGGAGAAAGAAAAAAGTATGATGGATAATATTTATTAACTGGATTTAGTTAAGTTTCATAAAAAAAAAATTAAAGTAAATAGAAAAATTTTAAAACAAAACTATTTATAGTATATAAAACAGAAAGAAATAAAAAATTTAAAAAACAAAAAATACTATGGCTGATTTATTAATGAAAATGCCGATACCTTATGAACCAAAAAGGAAAAACAGGTTCATTTTAAGTTTCCCAAGTGAACTTGGTATCAATGAATGGTACGTTGAGTCTGCATCAAGACCTGCAATTACCATAGGTTCTACCCCAATTCCTTTCTTAAATACAGAAAGATATGTTGCAGGTAGATACACTTGGGGAGAAATTTCGGTAACTTTCCGTGACCCTATTGGGCCATCAGCCTCTCAGGCACTTATGGAATGGGTTCGTCTTCATGCTGAATCTGTAACAGGTCGTATGGGTTATGCTGCGGGTTATAAAAAAGACGTTACATTACAGATGTTAGACCCAACAGGTGTTGTTGTTGAAAAATGGATTATGGTTGGTTGTTTCTTAACAAAGGCCGACTTCCAATCGTTAGCATACGGAGAAGACGGACTTGTAACAATTCAAGCAACACTTCGTCCTGATTACTGTGTACTAGTATATTAAAAAAATATATATTCAAATTACTATTTACAAATCCACACTTGTTGTGGATTTTTTTTTATAAAAAAATTTCAAATGAACGAACAAATTGCAGGACAAGAAAATTTTAACTTACCACATGATGTTGTAATGTTACCAAGCCAAGGTAGATTTTATAAATCTAAAAAGAAAAGTGTTAAAGTAGGGTATCTAACAGCCGCTGACGAAAATTTATTATCTAATATTGGAAAATTTTCAGGAGAACAATTGATTACTAGATTGGTAAGAAACAAACTTTATGAACCAGATTTAAACCCATTTGAAATGTTAGAGGGTGATGTTGAAGCGGTATTAATTTTTTTAAGAAATACTGCATTTGGAAGTGAATATATTTTTAATCTTGTTGACCCACAAACTGGAAATAAATTTGAATCAATTATCTCATTGGATGAGTTATCATTCAATAAACCTGAAACAGAACCTGATGAGAATGGGTATTATAGAACTAAACTACCTAAATCAGGAGCGGAAGTTAAATTAAAACTTTTATCTTACGGGGAAAATAATGAAATTGAAAAAATGGCGGAAGAATATCCGTCACACATGATTGCCCCAAAAGTCACACTAAGACTTAGTAAACAAATAGTGGAATTAAATGGTTCAACAGAAAAAGGAGATATCTTTAAATTTGTTGAACAAATGCCAATCATGGATTCGAAGTATATTTCAAATTTTATAAGAAAAAATGAACCAAGGATTGATTTAAGTAGAGAAGTAACAGCCCCGTCAGGAAAAAAGGTCAATGTAAGAGTTACCTTTGGGGCTGAGTTTTTTCGCCCTTTCTTCTAATTATATGATGTCCTTATTGGACCAATACTACCTTTTAGGTAAGTATTTGCATACTTCATATTCTGATTTTTTACAGATTCCTATTTATCAAAGACGATATCTAGTTGATAAAATTATTGAATTAAACACCCCAAAAAAATAACTATTTGATTATTTATAGTTATGATGATGATGATGGATAATACAGCACCTTCCGAGGAACAAACCCTTGGAGAAAATGCCAAAGCACTAGACGCCAAAATTTTTGATTTAGGGGTCTCCTACCAGGGAGTTAGTGAAATGTTTAACACCGGAGCAGAAAGTCTATATAACTCAACTGAAAATATGATTGTTAATGTTGATAGGGCAATGCAAGGTCTTATCAATACAATGGGTCGAGGGGAGACTTTTGCAGACGGAATACGTAAAAATTTAGCAAAAGCAATCCCTACTGTTATTGAATTAGGAGGTGCAGTTACTGATGTTGCAAGAGTTAACGATGAATTCACACAAACTTTAGGAAGAAATATAACTTTAAATACTGAACAAACAGAACAGTTGTTTGCGGCTGAAAAAATTTCTGGTACAAAGGCTAAAGAGTTAGTTGGAAGTTTCGCGGATGTAGGATTGTCAATTAAAGACATTTCCGTAAACATGATTAAAGTAAGAGAAGTTGCAAATAATTTAGGTGCAAACGCAATTGCAGTATCTAAAGAAGTTGTTGGTAATATGGAAAAGTTAAACAGATACAACTTTAGAGATGGAGTTGAAGGTTTAGCTAGAATGGCCTCACAATCTCAAACTTTGAGAGTTAGTATGGAAAAAGTCTTTACGTTGGCAGATGATATTATGGACCCTGAAAGGGCGATTGAATTAGCAAGTTCATTACAAAGATTAGGAGCGTCATCACAGGCTCTCACAGACCCATTAAGATTAATGGATTTGGCTCAAAACAATGTCCCACAATTACAAATGGAACTTGGTAAAATGTTTAAACAATACACCAAGTTTAATGAGGAAACCAAATCATTTGAAATTGACAAAGGTGCTAGATTACAAATCAAAGCGATTGCCGATGAAATGGGTATTGGTTTAGATGAGGCTGAAAGATATGGATTAAGTTTTGCCGATTTAAATAAAAAATTATCAGAAATTTCTTTCGCTGGATTAGATATTGACGAAGACACCAACACACTTGTTGCCAATATGTCAACTATGGGTGAGGGTGGTGAGTATACAATAAAAACAGAATCAGGTGAAGAAGTTGCATTACAAACTTTCTTAGACCAATATAAAGGTAATGAGGATGAACTCAAA